CTGGCGGCAGTATTTCTTGGCAATCTGCCAACGGTGGGGTATTTAGAAAAAGCAACAACGTGGGCACTGATGTTATCTATGGTGGTCCTAACTATGTCACCGGACAAAGTTACACAGTGTTCATGGCCTACAAACGCATAGCAACTGCTGATGGTAGATTATTGAACACACAAAGCGAAGCCAGCAAAGACTGGCTCATGGGTCTGTACAACGGCCACGACCAAACATTCTATCCTAACTTTGCAGTTAACCTGCCGTCATCGGGTGCTGATCTCTTCTGGCATCTTGATTTTGCTACTTGGAACACTTCAACAGGTCTAGGACAACTATATTCTGCAACCAGTTCCTCGCCAACTGGCACATTGTTCACCGGCACCAATGCTGGTGGTGGTGGTTTCAATCAGTTGCGATTGTTCAGTCGTTCATCAGGCAGTGAAGTACAAACAGCTGATATAGGATTTATCAAAGTCTATAATGGTGTATTAACGCTGTCCAATGTTCAGTCGCTGTATACCACATACAAAGCAAGATTTGGATACCCATAAAACGGTAAATATCCTAAAGAGAACACACAATGGCAATATTAAATTTTCCAAACTCAGGGCTAGTGGCAAATGCAACACAATACACTGGCGACAACGGCATAACCTACACCTGGGACGGTGTTAAATGGATAGTGCAGTCCGCAGGCATTGTTGGCACTATAAGTTACACAGACTTGACCAACAAGCCCACTATACCTACCAGCTTTGATAGATTGGTCAACGGTGCCAACACAGTTAGCCTCGGCTCAGACGGTTCATTAACACTGCCAGCCACTGGTTCATTATCAACAGGTAGTATATATTTTAATGGTTCACTACACACTGGAAGTCAAAGTCAATACCAGTTTGAAGAAATTATAACTGGGGAGGGCGAAGAGGCTGTATACTCTTCGAAATTATCACTGCCAAACATTGCAGAGATTTTTGCAGGCGAGGACCTTAGTCTTTCAACCTGGGGATCAGGAGTTGCTATAAAGGTAAGAAATCCTAGTGATTTCAGTGATCATACTTGGTCATTTGACAATAACGGTAGTCTAACATTGCCTGGTGCTTTGACATTTCCGAGTGGTGGTGGTAATATCCGCAGTGAAGGCAACATCAACATTGACATCAACCTCACAGACTCAACACTGCGTAGATGGCAGTTTGGAGAAGATGGTGATCTAATATTGCCAGCAGGTGGAGATATCAAGAACAGCACAGGCACTAGTGTACTAGGTGGCGGAGGTGGTTCCAGTTTAGTCAACGGCACAGAAACCTTTACACTTTCCGCAACAGGTAATGCAACATTCAGCGGCGAAACTGGCGGTGTTAATAGAGGTATCGTATGGGACTACGGCGCGGTTGCTGGCGGTGTTAACAGTAGGATTAGACAAGACGAAGATGGCCTAACTGTTCGTGCTTACACAGAGAACGGTGGAAATTATGCTGCCCCAGTACGAATCCTCACCAATCAAGGTGATAACGAGCGAGTTTGGCAGTTCGACGGTGCTGGAGATCTAACTCTGCCCACAGGTGGTGACATCAAGGACAGTGAAGGCAACTCAGTATTGGGTGGTGGCACAGGCGATAGTCTAACCAGTAACAATGACATCAACATCACAGTCAACAGTGAAGATAGCAGTAGCTATACTTGGAACTTTGGACAGACTGGTATACTAACAGCACCAGATGATATTGTCACTGGTACAAATGGTGGTAGATTTGTACAAGACTGCGGCGATGGCACAACTTCAATGCGTTGGATCAATGTAGAGGTTGACGACGATACCACACAACTTATTCGAGCCTACAGTGGTGATCCAGATGGTGAAGGTGACAGTGACGAACGAGCACAGATTAAACTAAACTGGCAGGATGAATATCGCAGTGGCCTAACCATTAGATCATTTGATCGTACAGATAGCATGTCGACAGTTAGCCATGATTGGAAGTTTCAAGGCGACGGTGGTCTAGAACTACCAGGCGATATCCGTAGCGAAGGTGCCATCAACATTGACATCAACCTGTCAGACTCAACTCTGCACCGTTGGCAGTTTGGTGAGGATGGCAACTTAACATTCCCAAGTGGCATGACCATGGGATACCTCGAAGGTGCTGAAGGCATCCAGGGAAGTGTTAATACCACAGTAGGCATTTTATCACAAGGCACAAGTGGTGCTGCCGCTTTACAATGGATAAACGATGCCGAAAACGCAACGGCTGTTGCGACTGTAATAGTCAACAGTTTGTTTGCGCCCAGTACAGGCACTGTGCAAATCATTACAGGTGATGTTGGTCCAGTTCCAGAACACAGTTGGACCTTTGGCCCCGATGGTGATCTAACACTGCCAGATGGTGGTCCAATATGGTTTGGCGGTAATAACTGCCGCATACAAGCGTTGCAGGCTTTCAGCATCTCCAGTGATGGAGGTATCGTAGTAGAAGTAACTGATAAACAATGGGCCTTTGGCCTCGATGGTACTTTAACATTACCCAATGACGGTGGTATTAAATCCTCTACCAACATTGACATCACCATAGACACTCCGGACAGCAGTACATTTAATTGGCGATTTGGTGCAGATGGTGAACTGACACTGCCAGTAGGTGGTGATATTGTTGACAGCACAGGTGCAAGTGTATTAGGCGGTGGCACTAGTATACCCACTGTGGTTACCACTGGAGCCGTTGGGGTTGATGGTGCGGCCCACGCCAAGGTGCAATTCACTGTGGCCAGCGGCACAGAAGTGACCGCTGTTGGTGTTACTGTGATAGGAGTGTCTGTTCCAGCCAACAGCCGAATTACCCTGTCTGGATCTCCAGGCACAGGATCATTTGATATTGTGGCCGTTGCAACCTACACCACCCCCGGCGACACTTATATATTCACTCCGTTTGCCACAAATGCATCAGGCACTGGTTATGGTGCACCAATAGCAGGTGAAGGAACAAATCCTTGCTTGGTAAGAGGCACCTTGATTACCATGGCGGATATGTCAAGGGTGGCTGTGGAGAATATCACATACAATGACGACATTCTGGTCTGGGACTTTGATCTTGGAGAGTTTGCATCGGCCAAACCTATATGGATCAAGAAAACACAGACCGCAGTGGTGTCTTGCTTACTAACATTCAGTGATCACAGCGAATTGCAAATTGTTGGTGATTCACCAAAAGCACATAGAATTTTCAATAAAGAAGCTGGCAAGTTCACATACGGCTCAATGCCAGAGACTCCAATAGGAACAACCACATTCAATGACCAAGGTGAAGAAATCACGCTGATCAGCAAAGAATGGATTGTGGGTGAGGTTGAGTTCTATAATGTGATGACAGACTATCATATGAATCTATTTGCCAATTCAATTCTAACCAGTATGCGTTATAATAATGTATATCCTATCACAGATATGAAGTTTGTCAAGGACAGCAGAACACTACGCACCGCAGATGATTATCCAAATGTTGAAGAAAGATTATACAAAGGATTTAGATTGGCTGAACAAACACAAAGCATTGAGGAGATTGAAACTCATATCCAATGGTTGCTGTCATTAGAAGTTGAGAAAGAAACTGAGAGCGTATGAAAGTGTTATTCTTGGATCACTACGGTGTACTGTGTTTGAGTCCCAAGCCTGTTACAAGAACTGAGTTCAGTATGCCCACATCAGATGAATTTGCTGACACGGGTATAACTTTTTTCAGCGACTTTGATCCTGATGCGGTAGCTGTGTTGAATGATATCATACAGCGAACAGGTGCTGAGATAGTGATCTCTAGTGATTGGAAACGAGAAACCACCCTGAGTGGAATGTGTGAATTTTATCAGGAACAGGGCATAGAAAAAATGCCCTTGGCCTATACTGCGTGGTTGCCCGGAGCAGCCACATATCACGAACAGCGGGCTGGTGAAATCACAGCTTGGCTAGATCAGCATCCTGAGATTACCCACTGGTGTGCAGTAGATGATTTATATATGGGCACTTGGTTAACCAACTTTGCCTGGGCTAAATGTGTAGATCAGGGTATCAAAGATCCCGCAGTGCAAGGTCAGATACTAGAGTTATTAGCCACACAAGGTTTGGATACTGATAAACGGTAAATATACTAAAGAGAGCGAAATATGGCCATACAAACAATCAATATCGGTAATCAAGTAAACGACGGACTAGGCGATGATCTACGCACGGCCTTTGAAAAAGTCAATGCCAACTTTGCAGAACTATTAACCACCTTTGATTTAACTGCTGCAAATACTCAAGAATTAGGCGCTAAAGTTTTTAAAGAAAAAACAGGCAGCATATTAAAATTTAGAAATTTGGTATCTGGTACAAAAATTGTTGTCACAGAATACGACAACAGTATTGAAATTCGTTCCACACAGCCGGACGCTTTTACCAGCATTACCACTAATGCAGGAATAGTACAGGCAGGAGATAATACCAATATTGCCATCCAAGGTGGCAGCAATATCACAGTCACTGGATCTACTCCATATATCACTGTTGATACCAACTTGGATCTAAATGCATTGCTATTAGGTTTTGATTTTGGCCCTATTGGCAATCAATATACTACAGCTCTGCAGGTGCTATCAGCTGCTGCCAATGTGGACTTTGGCACTTGCCCTACTCCTGGACCATTTAACATAGATCTTGGCACATTGGTATAAGGACAACCAATGATTACTTGGATTACTCCAGCTGGCAGAATAAGCATAGTAACCGAAAGGATTATTCTAGATATTCCTCTAGAAGCAACATCCGATGTTGGTCCTATTACATTTACCTTGCTGGCAGGCTCATTGCCTAGAGGGCTAAGACTAGACACAGTGGTTGCCACAGATAGTTCTCAGGGCACGGTGTTTATCAAGGGCAGTCCTACAGAAGTAGAAAAATACACAGTCAGCAGATTCGTAATTCGTGCAGACGACGGAGAAGACATTGAAGATCGAACTTTCAGTATCGATGTTGACGGTTCCGATGAACCAGCTTGGTTGACCAAAGAAGGGTTCTTGAATGTAGGTTCAGGTGAAAATTATTTTGTTCTTGATAATGCCTTTGTGGATTTTCAACTTGAAGCAGAAGACACAGATGAAAGCATCGGAGATGTACTTGAATACTATCTTGTGCCGTCAGGTGGAGAATTACCTCCTGGTCTAACACTAACACGTCAAGGAAGACTATTTGGATTTACTGATCCGGTGTTTGCTCTTGACGTCGCAGGACCGGGAGGTTATGATACCGAAGCCTTTGATATCACAGCACTGGATGTAGCAGAGGCCAAAAGCAACGGATTTGATTCCTATCTCTATGACAATGTCACCTATGGTTACACCGAAGCCAGTCAAACTCCTAGACGCCTAAGTAGATTCTACACGTTTATTGTTGCGGTATCAGACGGTGAGAACGAAATAAGAAGATTGTTTAGGATTTGGGTAGTCACTGAAGAATTCTTGCAGGCAGACAACAGTATACTACAGATCGATACCAATCTGTTCAGAGCGGATGCCACAGGTGATCGTAAACCAATATGGATCACCGAAAGCAATCTAGGTAGACGAAGAGCCAATAACTACATCACAGTTTATCTAGATGTTTATGATCCTCCTTCACTTGCCGGCACTATTACATATATATTTTTGCCTACCAACGGTGGTACCTACAGATACAAAGATACCGGTGAAATAATTACCACTGGCCGATGGGAACTTAGTTCAGAAACTGTGTACTTTCCAGTATCAAATATTAGAACCAATGATCCCGATGACTGGACTGTGATCATACCGGAAACTGTGAGTGAACTGCCTCCGGGCATGGTGATTGATTCTATCACTGGTGAAATAGCTGGTCGGGTGCCTTATCAAAGTGCTGTAACCAAAACGTATCAATTTACCGTACAGGCCATTAATTATCCTGCTACTCTGTCCTCGTTGGTCTACACAGTGTTGCTGGGCAGTTGGAGTTCTACTTTCAACTATACCATAGGACAGGCCGTAAGGTATGGAGATTTTATCTACATAGCTGTGCAGGCCAGTAGAAATCAATTTCCAGATGCATTGGACAGCATATATTGGACCAAGGGTGTTTCAACTGTTGAAAAAATATTCAGTATAGACATCATTGGTGAAATTGAAAGCAGTATAGAGTGGATATCCGACGGTGATCTAGGAACCATAGTTCCCAATCAACCCAGTCAGAAGTTTGTGGAAGCTAGGAGTTTGAGATACGGTGGCAGAGTAATCTATGAAATTGCCTCAGGCACATTGCCGCCTGGACTAGACTTTCAGTCTACAGGTATAATAATAGGCAAGGTAAAACAATTTGGTGACGAAAACGGCCCTGGACTCACTAGATTTTACGAAAGAACTGACAGTTTGAATCCCGGTGAAGATAGTTCTACATTGTCTAGAGACTATACTCCAGCATTTGACAACAACACCAGCTTTGACAAAACTTTTAAATTTGAAATTGTGGCCAAAGATTCTGCAAATTTTGCAGAGTCAGTGAAAGCATTCACAATGCTGGTGGTGGCAGACAACACAAAAACCTTTGCCAACTTATATCTCAAAGCATTTCAGACCAAGGAAAAAAGATTAAATTGGTTTAATTTTATTACCGATAACAATATATTTAGATCCGATGATTTATATAGACCCGGTGATATCAATTTTAGTATCCAAACAGAATTAAAAATACTGGTGTTTGCTGGAATTGAAAGTGTTGAAGCTGTGAATTATGTACAGGCCATGAGTCGAAATCACTATCGTAAACAGATACGATTTGGTGATCTACAGTATGCGGAAGCCAAAGATCCTCTTACACAAGAAACTTTGTATGAAGCAGTTTATGTAGAAGTTGTGGACGAATTTGAAAAAAATGGCAAAAGCATCAGTCAAACAGTAGAGCTTTCCGACAACATCAACAGCAAGGTGCTTGTAAGTTATGACACCATAAAGATCGACAGCAATATTCCTTTGATCAGCGACAGTGATCATCAAAGAGTATTTCCCAACAGTTTTAAAAATATGCGAAGTCGTATAAAAACTCTAGGAGAAAGAGACCGCACATTCCTTCCACTATGGATGAGAAGTATACAAAATCAAGCGTTTGTGGAAGCCGGATACGTCAAAGCTCTAGTTCTTTGTTACAGTAAACCTGGATCAGGAGCCAAGATAATTTCTAGAATAAAGCAGGCCAACTTTGATTTCAAATCAATAAATTTCACCGCAGATAGATATCTGATTGATGTGCTGGACGGTGTCATTGAGAATAAATATCTAGCATTTCCGCAACGTGGAGAAAAATTACCGTGAGCAATATCAATTACGTCAGTATAAACGAAAACTTTCCTGTAGCAGGGCAAGATAACGACACACAGGTGTTCAGAGACAACTTTGACACCATTAAAACTAGCCTACGCTATGCCAAAGAGGAATTGGAAATTTTCCAAAATTCTGCCACTGGCGCAGCTAGATTAAATCAAAGTAACGATTTCAATCAAAATATCATATCCAATGCTGTTTTGCAAGGCAATAGAGATAGGCTATTCGATGGTGAAAATTATAATGCAGCAACATTGGATGTAAACTATACCAATGGTGCATATCAAATTTATAAATTTGGTACTAGTGGTTCCAATGTAGAAATAAACTTTCTCGAATTTCCGGAAAACGAAACTCCACCAGGTGTTGGCAAAGTCACATTGGAATTGTACAGCGACGGATCTTCTAAAACAATCACTTTTAAAAGCATCGGTGGATTGGTCTATAAGAAAAATGCAGCATTAATTTCATTAGGCACACTTACATTAACATCAGCTACTAATCCAGTCATTTTAGAAGTTTGGAGATACAAATCAGCAACAATATTTCTAAACTATGTAGGAGTGTTCACCTAATGTTTCATCCCCTAGAGGAAGATCTCAGTCTACTCAAAGACAGTGAAGTTGAATTAAAACTTCAAGAATTGACTAGAAAATATTTTTTGGCCGCTAGAATGGGCAAAAATGAGATGTTGACACAACTGTCTACGTTTGTTACAATATATAAAGAGGAGCTATCAAAGAGAATGTTAGCTAAGACTCAAGGTACTTACGATACAGATTTGAATCAACTTATAAATGTGGACTGAAGATAATACTCAAGAAGAACTTGTAAAAGGTGTACTCCGACACGGGCCAACAGTACTTGACCTTTGTCAAAGTTCTGCAGATCTGTCAAAATATGTCGAGACTGTAGTTGCTGAACATCTAGACTATCCAATTCCCAAAGACTCAATAAATTCCAACAATTGGTTTATTCCTAGAGCATATCAAGAAATGAACATAGAAACATTTCTCTTGGAAAATAGTCCCGAATCAAATCACCCAAGAATCATACAGGAAATAGAACTGTATAAAAAACACAATATGATTTCGATGCTCAAGACCATGAAATATATTGTGGACACTCTTAGAACTAACAATGTGATTTGGGGTGTTGGGCGAGGATCAAGTGTAGCCAGTTATGTGCTTCACATCATAGGTGTACACAAGATAGACAGTGTTAAATACAATCTACCAATAGATGAATTCTTTAAAGGAGAAAAATAATGGCTAAAGCATATCGCACAATGAGAGGACGTGAAGTTGATTTTGAAAAACTAAGTCTACGCAACGAAAATACACCAGCAGTAGGTAATATGAGAGTAAACGCTCGAGGTGACGAACTAGGAGCGGGTGGCAAGATTATTAAAACTAGAGAACAAATTCTAGCAGACTACTATCAAAACAATCCACGCTCAGTAGACACAGTTGGTGTCACCGGT